GCTTTTCATATTGATAAAAAAGGCTTTCATTTACAAATTATTAACGGAGTTTTAGAAAAGAAGCAAGAAGCAAAGGTTTATTTTTCTCGTGAAGAAGCTAAAAAGAAGTTGGAGGAGATGAAGAAGAATGATTGATAGTTTAATAGCATTTACATTTGGAATAATATTCGGATCATTTGGCACTATTTTCTTGGTTGCACATTTTGGTGGCAAGCGTAAATAGCAATAAAAAGGCGGTGATGATATGCGAACCAGGCAAAAGTCACTTGTTGATTTTGGCGTATACCCGGAAGACATTAACCGTTTAAAGGATATATGCCAGAAAGCTACACCAGAGCAGAGACACGATATTTTGCACTGCTGCATAAGCTCTTGCCCTCCAGGGATTGAGCTCCTGGTATATGAATCTATTGTAACAAATAAATCCTATGACCGTATCATGAAAACGAAATACATACCGGCAAAGCGAGACGATTTCTATGCATACAAGCGCAAGGCAATGGCTATGTTTTACGATACTTTAAGAAAACTAAGAGAAATATAATACTACAATTAATATTAAAATGTGGGGACAAATTTTTCTGCCATGTATGGTAATATAGTATATATCTATAGCTATACGTGGCAGAATTTTTATTTTCAGAAAGGGTATGATTGGATGTTGATAGAATGGCAAACGAGGAAAATTTAAAACCTTTTAAACCTGGTCGAAGCAGTGAGGAAGCAGTGAAGAACGGTCAAAAAGGTGGCATTGCTTCTGGTCAGTCTCGCCGCCAAAAGAAAACCCTTTCTGAATTAGCCAAAATGATAGCTGAGAACCCTGCCACGACTGCTGCAAAGAAGAAACTCACGAAGATGGGTATATCTGACGAGGACGCAAATAACAATGCCTGTATTGTAGCTGCCGTATATGATAAAGCTATCAAAGGAAATATGCAGGCAGTGGACAAATGGGAACAGTTGGTAGCCGTATCAAAATCAGACGAAAGCAAATATGAACTTCCTGCCAGAGTACTCGGCAAGGCATTCGTGGATATTAACCGACAGATTAAGCCTAACATTGAATATGTATTCGAGGGCGGTCGAGGCGGTTTGAAATCTTCGTACGTAGCTTTTAAGATTACTGAACTTATCAAAAATAATCCTCAGATGCACGCTTGCATTACTCGCCAGGTGGGTGCGACGCTGAAAGATTCTGTGTATGCTCAGATGAAATGGGCTATCAATGAACTGGGACTGATGGAAGAATTTGAATGCAAGGTGTCGCCACTTGAGATCAAATACATTAAAACCGGGCAGACAATATACTTCCGTGGTCTGGATGATGAAACTAAACTGAAATCCATTAAGCCAGAATTCGGATATATCGGAATTCTCTGGAAAGAAGAAAAAGATCAAATGAAGGGAGATGCCCAGGAGCGTTCTGTTAATCAGTCAGTGCTTCGTGGTGGCGATGAATCCTATGATTTTTCATCATACAATCCACCAAAATCAAAATCAAACTGGGTAAACAGGATCAAGCTCACGCCTAACCCGAAAAGAGTTATTCATCATTCAAGTTATCTGGAAGCCCCGGAGGAGTGGCTAGGTCAGAAATTCCTTAATGATGCAGAGCACTTAAAGGAAGTCAATCCAGAAGCATATGAGCATGAATACCTGGGTGTTCCGAATGGTGACGGCGGAAACGTATTTGAATATCTGGAGATTAGAGATATTACAGATGAAGAAATCAGTCACATGGACAAAATATTTCAGGGGTGTGACTGGGGATTTTTCCCTGATCCGTATGCTTTTATTCGCTTGTATTACAATCATAACACTGAAAAGATATATCTCATTGATGAAATTTACGAAAATAAATGGAGCAATAGGAAATCAGCGGACGAGATTCTAAAAAGAAAATATGATGATTATACTATTACTTGTGATTCTGCTGAACCTAAATCAATCAATGATTATAGAGATTTTGGGCTCCCGGCAAGGGGCGCAATAAAAGGACCTGGGAGTGTGGAATATTCTATGAAATGGCTTCAAACAAGAACTATTGTTATTGACCCTAAGAGAACGCCTAATGCTTATAAAGAGTTTTCGGAATACGAATACGAAAGAGATAAAGACGGAAACGTTATAAGCGGATATCCTGATGAGAATAACCATTTAATCGATGCCTGTAGATACGCAACAGAATCATTGTGGAGGAGAAGAGGGAATAATGCTTAAAAGAGGGTACAGTCTAAAATATAGACGAATATATAAAATCTGGCAGGGAATTCGTCAGAGATGCAATAACCCCAATGACAAAGATTATGAAGACTATGGCGGAAGAGGAATAAAGGTTTGCAAAGAATGGAATAAAAGTTCAGAAGCGTTTGTTCTATGGGCATTAAAAAATGGATATGCTGATAATTTGAGTATTGATAGAATAGACACAAATTCGGACTATTCGCCAGAAAATTGCAGATGGGCAACATGGACTCAGCAGGCAAGAAACAAAAGAATGGAAAAAATAAATTCAACTGGTGTTACTGGTGTTTCCATGGACAGAGGGAAATATAGAGCAACAATCTATGTAGATAATAAAAAAGTTGATCTAGGCAGGCATGACACGCTTGAAGAAGCAGCAGAAGCACGTAGGCAGGGTGAGATAAAATACTGGGGCGTGAGTGCATAATGGGACTTATAACAACACTAAAAAGGTGGTTTAATATGATTTTCAAAAAACAAGCCGAAGAGGATTTTAATATCCAGGCAGCAGAATTCCCAGAAATGGAATCGCTGATTAACCGGTGCGCGAACATCTACAGGGGTGCGCCGGAATGGCTAGATGATAAGAATAATATCAAGACGATTAATTTTGCTAAATCCGTGTGTTCCGAGACTGCCAGACTCGCAACATTGGCGATCGGAATTCAGATTGACGGTTCTGCAAGGGCGGCATGGCTTCAGGAACAGATTGACAAGGTATATTTCCAGATACGGCACTGGGTAGAATATGGATGTGCTTATGGAACGGTATTTATCAAGCCAAACGGCGAGAGCCTTGACGTATTCACTCCGGCAGATGTGATGATTGTAGATTATGACAATCAGGAAATAAAGGGGATTATATTCAAGGACTATTATACCGTTGGACGGAAATACTACACACGGCTTGAATATCATCGTTTTGTCGAGACTACAATAGATGGCGTGACAACCTATCCGTACTACGTTTCTAACAGAGCTTATGTGTCGAAATCCCCTCAGTCAATCGGCGATAAAATCGACCTTAAACAGACCAAATGGGCTGACCTCATGGCAGATACGCCGCCGATTCTCAAAGCAAATGGCGAGAAGCTGGACGGACCTCTGTACGGAGTTCTGCGGACTCCACAGGCGAACAATGTAGATATCAGTACACCATTTGGCTTACCGATATTTGCAGAAGCAATTGAAGAGTTGAAAGATCTGGACATTGCATACAGCCGTAATGCAAAAGAAATCCTTGATTCTAAGAGAACCGCTCTGGTAGATGACCGACTGCTGATGCCGAGCGGATCACCAGTATCCGCCATGACACCGCAGGCCATGGAGCACAGATGCAAAGAAATGAGCTTGCCGGATTATGTGAAAAATGTATTCGGACAGGATGAGAAAGAGTTTTACCAAGAAATCAACCCGATTCTAAACACTGATACCCGTATAAGCGGCATAAATGCTCTTTTAAGCCAGTTAGGGTACAAGATTGGGTTCTCTAACGGATACTTTGTTTTTAACGAATCTAGCGGAATTCAGACGGCTACTGGAGTAGAAGCAGAACAGCAGAGGACAGTCCAGTTTATCAAAGACGTGAGGGACAAACTGGAATCCTGTCTGGACGAAGTAATTTACGCGCTGAACGTTTACGCTGACCTGTACGGACTTGCACCTGTCGGAGCTTATGAAGTCAATTATGATTTCGGAGACATCCTCTATGTTAGAGAAAACGACCGTGCAAGGTGGTGGCAGTATGTAACTACTGGCAAGGTTCCGGCATGGTTGTATTTTGTAAAGTTTGAAGGAATGACTGAGGAAGAAGCGAAAGCAATGGTCAAAGAAGCCGAGCCAAAGGAACCAACACTATTCGGAGAGGAGTAAAAAGATGGCAGACAAGCCGGTAACAAGGGAAAAAAATACCTCGCATATCTGACAGGCGAAATTCCAAAGCCAATTACAAGAGAGTTTTAGTGAATTAAGTAAAAAAAGTGGAGAGGATTAAAACTCCTCTCCACTTTGCAATAACATTATTAACAGCCAGAATCTTCTCGCTTGGATACAGCAAATGTCCTTACTGTATTTACGCCAGGGACATTGCCATCATCAATGCACTTAGCCATGTGAAGCATAGATATAATTTGTGATGAAGACGGATGTTCTTTACCACAGTTTGGGCAAATTACCTTTTCCGTGTTAATTTGCTCGTTTACGTAATAGTTGCAATTACAAGTGCAATAAATTTTCAGTTTTAAAAACATTTTGCGACACCTCCTTAATAGGTTGATTATAGCATATTTTTAAAACATGTACCACAACATTTATCGAAAGAGGTGATATATTATACTTAGTCCTGAATATTTACGACAAATTACAGAGGGCAGTGAACAAATTGCTGAAGAATTGCACCAGTATATCATCTCTGAGATCGTATCACGGATGATGGCAAGAATCGGCAGGGGCGAGGACTATATTCTGACCAATGCTGATGCGTGGAGAATCAGAACGTTACAGGAATCCGGTGAACTGTTAGAAGACATTCTGGCAGAACTATCCAGATACACCAAACGTGAGCAACAGGAGCTTCTTGAAGCGTTTGAAGATGCCGGAATCACTGCAATGGAGTATGATGATAAGGTATATAAGGCGGCAGGATTAAGTCCTGTGCCGCTTGAACAGTCACCAACAATGATAAGACTCATGGAACGAAATATGCTTGCGACCATGGGCGAGTGGAAGAACTTCACGAGAACAACCGCAAGTGCCGCTCAGAGGTTATATATCGAGCAATGCGACCTTGCATATAATCATGTGATGACTGGTGCAGTTGGGTATACGCAAGCCATTAAAGAGGCAGTTAACAACGTTGTGAGTGATGGTGTCACCGTCACATATCCATCTGGCAGAAAAGACACGATCGAAACAGCAGTCGCACGTTCTGTCAGAACTGGAGTGGCTCAGGCGTGTGCTGATATTCAGTTGACAAGAATGAAAGAAATGGGATACGGTTTAGTATTGACATCGGCGCACATAGGAAGTCGCCCAAGTCATGAAGTATGGCAAGGGCAGGTATTTTCCATAGACTGGGAAAAATTAAAAGAAATCAAGCCGGAGTTTTTTCGAGAGCGAGACACATCAGAATACCGTAGAATGCTGGAGCAAAAAGCAAGTCAATATCCAGATTTTATTGAAAATTGTCATTATGGTGAAGCTGATGGAATATGCGGAGTAAATTGCAGACATCATTTTTCAGTTTGGGCGGAAGGAATGCCGAATCCCTACGCAGAATTATCAGCACAGGACAAAGCCGACAAAGGCAAACAGTACGAAAAGGAACAGCGACAGCGTACTTATGAGCGGAGAATCCGCAAAACGAAGAGAGAGGTTCTTGGGCTGCAGGCAGGAGTCGACAATGCACCGAATGAAAAGGCAAAATTCGCATTACAGCAAGACCTTGACCGGAAGTCTTATCTTTTACAGAAACAAAATGCTGCATATAAAGATTATTGCAAACGGAATGGCCTGAGGGAACTACAAGACCGACTTATGATCGCTAAGTGGAACCGCCAGAACGCCGCTAAAGCCAGAGGAGCGGCAAGACGATATAAGACAGCAAAGGGGATTGACTGATGGATAGATGGGAATATTTCAATCCGAATCCTGTTAAGGATAAGAGAACAGGAGATTGCGTTGTCCGGGCAATATGCAAAGCAACCGGGCAGGACTGGGAAACGGTGTTTGCCGGGCTAATGGTGCAAGCGTGTTCTCTGTCAGATATGCCAAGTGCAAATTATGTCTGGGGAGCGTATCTCTATAAACGTGGATACCGGCGCAAACTGATAGAACAGTCAGAACGATATATCTATACAGTCAATGACTTTTGTACAGACCATCCGACAGGCACATACATCCTCTGCATAGATGGTCATGCGGTAACGGTACAGAATGGCAAATATTTCGATACATGGAATAGCGGTAATGAGATCCCGGTATATTACTGGGAAAAGGAGTAGCTAAATGAACATATCAGGATTCATACAGATTTTTCTCTCTATCTGCGGAGGAGTGTCTATTGTTGGAGGGGCAGCGGCTGTAATCTTTAAATGGATTACACCAGCATTCCGACTTAATAAGCGAGTAGAGACACTGGAAGAACATGATAAGCGAGATTACGAGAGTCTTCAGAGGATCGCGGAGCGTGATTCATTGATTCTGGAAGTACTATCAACCATGTTGGATAGTCAGATCAGTGGGAATAATGTTGAGGAATTAAAAAAAACAAAACAGAAGCTCACGGAGTATCTTGCGCAGAATCAGCGTTAGCATTAGTAAGGGGTATGCTCATGAAGTTATATGTATTCACTAAGAAAGATATAGACAGATTCTTGACAGAGTGTAATTTTACACCGGATGAAGAAAGACTGTTCCGGCTGAGGTGTAAGGAATATACGCTTGAATACTGTGCTGAACAGATGAATGTGAGCATATCAACAATAAACAGACTTAGTAAACGGGTAAATAATAAAATAATAAAAGTTTGCTAAAAACAGTTACGAGTTGTATAATATAATTAGGGGATAGGTTTGGCCGCCGAAAAACGTAGAAATGCCTTGCTACGCTTCCCCCTATAACAATTCAAGGCGTATTACGAAAGGCGGTAATACTATATGAGAAAAGCAGAGGATTTAGCTGGTAAAAGATTTGGAAGTTTGGTAGCAATTTCAAGAGTGGAAAATTCTGGGACTAAAACCAGATGGTTATGTCGTTGCGATTGCGGAAATGAAGTTGTAACTTTTAGCACTCGTTTGAAATCAGGAACTAAAACTCACTGCGGTTGCAAGTCGAAAGGAAATATTACTGGAAAAAGATTTGGAAAATTAATCGCAATAAAGAGGGTCGGCAAAGATAAGTATGGGGAATTTTTATGGGAGTGTAAATGCGATTGCGGAAATCATAAAGTATGTACGTATCAGATGCTGACGCAAAACAAGGTAAAAAGTTGCGGTTGTTTAGTGAGTAGAAGAAACTTCACGCATGGATTATACGGAACTCGCATACGTGGAATCTATTATAAAATGTTAAATAGATGCAATTGCGAAACAAGCAAATCATATGATAACTATGGAGGTCGTGGAATAAAGGTTTGTAAAGAATGGTCGGGAGAAAAAGGGCTGATTAATTTTTACAAATGGTCTATGGACAATGGATATTCTGATGAGTTAAGTATAGACAGAATAGATGTAAATGGCGATTATTGTCCAGAGAATTGCAGATGGACAACACCACTTGTCCAACAAAACAATAGAAGAAATAATATAAATATAGAATATAATGGAGAATCGCATACGTTATCACAATGGTGCAGGATGGCTGGCGTTAATTACAAAACGGCATTAAGAAAATATCACAATAATGTACCGCTAGATATTATTTTGAAAGTTAAACGATAGTTTTATGGCAGGAAAATGAAATAGTTTTCCTGCTTTTTTTATGCAAAAATATAATCAGAAAGGCGGTGTATAAGATGGCATTATATAACAATCCTTATCAATATAGCTTTGGCGTTCCTGGGCAGATGAACCAGTTCCAGCAACAGCCTGTCCAGATGCCAGCTCAACCAGTACAACAGCAGCAGAACAATAATGGTATCCTGTGGGTATCCGGCGAAGTCGGCGCAAAATCCTATCTGGTAGCACCCGGGACAAGTGTTTTACTGATGGATTCAGAATCAGAAAAATTCTTTATAAAATCAACAGACGTTTCCGGTATGCCACAACCATTACGGACGTTTGAATATCACGAGGTAGGCTCTCAGATGCCGCCTAAACAGCCTGTTCAAAACATGGACAGTAAATATGTCACCAGGCAGGAATACGACGATTTAAAAGCCAAATTCGACGCTATAGCAAGTCGATTAAATTCATTTTCTGAATCTGTTAGAGTTAATACCGTGCAGGAATCAGCGACCAAGGGAGGAAATGCAGATGAGTAATCCATTATTTAACGCGCTTGGTGGTGGAATGCCACAGGGAAATGGGCCAATGCAGATGATGCAGCAGTTTATGCAGTTTAAACAGAATTACAAAGGAAACCCAAAAGAAGAAGTCCAGAAAATGTTGCAGTCTGGAAAGATTTCTCAACAGCAGCTTAACCAAGTTCAGCAGATGGCAGGGCAGTTTCAGAATCTGCTGAAAGGAATGAAATAGTACATTACAATCTGGCCAGATTGATGTAAATACACAATAAAGGAGATTATAACTATGGATGGAAATTATAGCTTAGCAGACATTGCCGCTGCTACTGGAAATGGCAGAAATAATGACGGCATGTTTGGTGGAGATGGTGCATGGTGGCTTATCGTGCTTTTCTTGTTCGTATTCTGCGGATGGGGAAACAACGGATGGGGCAATAACGGCAATGGCGGCGGATATGCAGCCACAGCAGCTACTCAAGCAGACATTCAGAGAGGATTTGATAACTCCGCAGTAATCAGCAAACTTGACGGAATCAATAGCGGCCTGTGTGATGGCTTTTATGCCATGAATAACGGTATGCTTACCGGATTCAATGGAATCAACACAAACATCATGCAGACCGGCTTTGGAATCCAGCAGGCAATCAATGCCGATACTGTAGCCAATATGCAGAATACAAACGCATTGCAGGCGCAGCTTGCAAACTGCTGTTGTGAAACCAGGGAAGCTATCCAGGGCGTGAACTACAACATGGCGCAGAACACCTGTGCATTGCAGAACACCATGAACAGCAACACAAGAGATATCATTGACAATCAGAATGCTGGAACCAGAGCGGTTCTTGATTACCTGTGTGCAAAAGAAAACGCAGATTTAAGAGATAAAGTTCAGAAACTTGAGCTTGCTGCTTCTCAGTCTGCGCAGAATGCTTACATTGCGGCAAATCAGGAAGCGCAGACGGCAGAACTGATTCGCAGAATAAGTCCTATGCCTGTGCCATCCTACGTAGTCCCAGCGCCATATCCATATTCTGGATGCGGATGCAACACCGGATGTAATTGCTGATAACTTCATATCGAGAGTATCTTTCGATTGATTCGGATGTCGGCTTATGCCGTTTTACACAGAGGGGCAGGCTGAGACCTGTCCTTTTGTGATATGAAAGGGGTAAAAATTATGGCAGAATTTACAAATGTAGCTGCTCAGACTGTAGCAGCAAATGGAAACGTAGTATTTTCAAACACAGCAGTCAAAGGTTCTAACTGTATTCAGCACAGAGAGGGAAGTGGAATTATAACTCTAAGAGGACTGACTAATCAGTGCAAAGCGAGATTCTTTGTGGATTTTTCTGGTAATATCGCAATTCCAACAGGCGGTACTGTTGAAGCTATTTCTCTGGCTATTGCAATCTCTGGCGAACCGGTTCTTTCTTCTCAGATGATTTCCACACCGGCAGCAGTAGACCAGTATAACAATGTGTCCTCTGGCATCTATATTGATGTACCTCGCGGATGTTGCGTTAATATCGCAGTAGAGAATACAAGCGATCAGGCAATTTCTGTTGCGAACGCAAATATTGTCGTGACCAGAGAAGCATAGGAGGTGTGATTATGAGAGACATTAAAGACTTATGTGCAAGAATTGAAGACGAACTGTCCAAAATCGCTGACAGTGGGTTGACTACTGGAAATCTGGAAATGACATACAAGCTGATTGATATGTACAAAGATATAAAGAACACACAGTACTGGGACAAGAAAGTGGAGTATTACAACACTGTCCTTGATGAGATGCGTAGCGGATACAATGACGATTACAGCGAGCGTGGAAGAAAACATGACAGCATGGGGAGATACAGCTCAAGTGACGGCAGAATGATGCCAGATTACGACCGGGGCAATTCTTATGCCAGACGTGGTGAACATTATGTCAGAGAGCATTACAGCCGCTCTGATGGGCGAGACACTTACGATGACTACATGACACAGAAGCAGAGCTATCGCTCCGGGAAGTCTGAAGACTGCAAAAGAAAAATGCTTGCTGCACTGGAAGAACACATGGATGAGCTTACCACGGAATTGAGCGATATATCCAAGGACGCAGAATGTCGAGAAGAACGTGATCTTGTTAAAAGATACGTCGAAAAACTTAGAAGTATGCTTTGATTCTTGCAAATGTGGGGACAACTTTTTTAAAAGAATATGATACTATAGTCTTACAAGGCATGGTGAACCTTGTAGGACTTGCTGATTAGAAGTTTTTGCTTTCTTTTTCGTTTCATGTCCTCCTTTCTTTGTGAATATGTCCTTAATAGAAACAGATTTGAGCGGAATCTGGAGGTTGAAAAGCGGGTGCAATTTCCGACATATTCATTAGTCAGCTTGACTGACTGGTAACACCTCCTTATAAATGAATCAACATTTCCGTGAAAGTCGGATAGTGGTAAGCATAACACGTTAAACACCTTGCTAACCCGGGAATCCGGGTTATGTGGAATGTACGCTAGTGGAAAACTGACAGAGTCGCGCTCTGGTCTCCGGTTCGATTCCGGGCGTTCCGCTTTGATTCGGTTAAAATTATGCTGTTTGCTTGCAGGCAGTCTATGATTTGGCTGAATTTATCTCATGAGAAAAGGTTATTGCTTATCCTGCTATCTGGTGTCCGGACCGAAAAGCATAATGGAATGTAGCTCAGCTGGAAAGAGCGGAGAGCGCATAGCTCTTGACGTCGCAGGTTCGAATCCTGCCATTCCGATTATAGGTTTATCCTTATCCTGTGGACTGGAATTTAATCCAAATAGTCCCGAAAAGGTGTCTTCTGGGAAAGCGGCAACGATTGGCGGTGTTGCGGCGGTCTGTAAAACCGTTCCCTCGTGGTAAACATTATAGGTTCAATTCCTATCTTTCCCATTACCTTGCCAGTGGTCTAACTGGCTTAATCCATTTACCTGCGGCGGCAGGTCAATAAACACGACCAGGAGGATATATATGCAGAAACTTATTGACACATTAAAATCATTTGGAATTGAAATCCCGGAGGATAAACAGGCAGATGTGAAAAAGGCACTTTCTGAGAATTACAAGAATGCAAAAGAAGTTGCAAAAACTCTGTCAAAAGTTGAGGGAGAACGAGATAACTGGAAAGAACGTGCTGAGACAGCAGAAGAAACCTTAAAAGGCTTTGACGGTATCGACCCGGCGAACATTCAGACAGAGCTTGCTGAATGGAAGAAAAAAGCCGAGGATGCAGAGAAAGAATTCAATGCAAAAATCTACGACCGTGATTTCTCAGACGCTCTGAAAGCGGCACTCGACGATGTTAAGTTTTCCAGCGAAGCAGCTAAGAAATCAGTCATGGCAGACATTAAAGAAGCCGGATTGAAACTGAAAAACGGTAAAATCCTTGGGCTGAATGATCTGATTGAGCAGATGAAACAGTCTGACGCATCCGCTTTCGTGGATGAATCTCAGCAGCAGGCTCAGCAGAACCAGGCAAGATTTACAACACATGTTGGGCAGCAGCAGACACCAGGAAGCATGACAAAGAAGGATATTGAAGCGATCAAAGACCCGTCCGAGAGACAGGCTGCAATTGCTCAGAACATCCAGTTATTCCAGTGATTTTTACACCGACTATACGCTAGAGTATAGCCGCTAACCCAATACCTTAATAATTATGGGTAGAAAGGATTTTTTATATGGCAGCAAAAGCTAATCTTATTATGACAAATGATATTCAGGTAAGGGCGCGTGAGATTGACTTCGTCACCAGATTCGAAAGAAACTGGCAGCATTTACGTGACATCCTGGGTATCATGAGACCTATCAAAAAACAGCCGGGTGCTGTACTCAAGTCCAAATACGCAGAGGGTACTTTACAGAGCGGACTTGTCGGTGAGGGTGAGGAAATCCCTTACAGCAAGTTTACTGTAAAAGAAAAGACCTATGCGGAAATGACTATCGAAAAGTACGCAAAGGCTGTATCTATCGAAGCAATCAAGGATCACGGTTATGAGAACGCTGTTCAGATGACCGATGATGAATTCCTTTTCCAGCTTCAGACTGACGTTACCAGCAGATTTTATGACTATCTGAAAACCGGTACACTTACTTCCACAGAAACAACATTCCAGATGGCTCTGGCAATGGCTAAAGGCCGTGTAGAGAACAAATTCAAACAGATGCACAGAAATGTGACTGGCGTTGTTGGATTTGTGAACATTCTGGACGTATATGAATACCTCGGAGCAGCTGAGATTTCTATTCAGAATCAGTTCGGATTCCAATACATGAAGGATTTCATGGGATTCAATACCATCTTCCTGTTATCTGACAGTGAGATCCCACGTGGACAGGTTATTGCTACCCCTGTTGAGAACATCGTACTTTACTATGTAGACCCGAACGAGTCTGACTTTGCGAGAGCAGGTCTTGTGTATACCGTATCTGGCGAAACAAACCTGATCGGATTCCATACACAGGGCAACTACCACACAGCAGTATCCGAAGCGTTTGCGGTTATGGGACTTACTCTTTTTGCAGAGTACATTGATGCAATTGCAGTAATTACCATTGACGAAACACCAACGCTCGGCACTCTGACAGTAACATCTGCGGAAGGAACAGCAACTGGTGATACAAAAATCACTGTAAATCCGGCTAAGGAAAACTCCAATAACGTATATAAATACAAAGTTGGTGCATCTGAAACGGCTGTGACTTATGGACAGAATCTCAGAAACTGGACTTCTTGGGACGGAAAAGCTGACATTAAGGCAGCAACCGGACAGAAGATTACAGTGGTTGAGTGTGATGGAACATACAAAGCACTGAATGCCGGAAGTACAAGCGTAACAGCAAAATCATAAACGCAGGAGGTGACTGGCATGGCTTATGCAGATTATAAATTCTATACAGAATCATTCGGCAATGTCGTGCCAGAAACCGACTTTCCACGGCTGGCAGAAAGAGCCAGTGGCTTTGTGGACACAATGACATTTGACAGGTTGGTGGACGGACTGCCTACAAATGAACGCTCACAGAAGCGTATCAAAAAAGCGGTCTGTTCATTGACTGAATTAATGTATCAGATTGAACTTGCTGAAAAGAATGCTACCAATGCCGCTGTGAGTGGTGCATCAACCACAATCGGGTCCGGTGGTAGCACGACTGGCATTGTAACATCTGTATCATCTGGCAGCGAATCCATCTCTTATGCAACGCCTCAGCAGAAAGCATCGGGCGCAAAGGAATGGAGCGCAGTATATGCCGCCGCCGGAGACGTACAGAAAACGAACGACTTGCTCTTAAAGACAGCTTTACCACTTCTGATGGGAGTAAGGACGGATGATGGCATACCGATATTGTATGCGGGATTATAAAAGGAGGCAAAGATGGAAGCATTATTTGCAAATATGACTTTGATTCTGGCAGTGATCGGGATTCTGGCGTTTTGTGTATCTGTGATTACACAGGTAATTAAAAATGTTGGGTTCCTGTCGAAAATTCCGACAGATGCCTTGGTGCTTGTACTGTCTATCGGAATTACTGTAGCTGCTTTTGTAGCATATATGCAGTATATCCACATGACAATCTTGTGGTATATGATTTTAGCAGCTATCATGGCTGGGTTTATTGTGGCGTTTATTTCCATGTTCGGATGGGAGAAAATTACGGAATTGTGGAAACGAACGTCCAAGGTTGATGTGGATAAGCTAAAAAATAAATGATTAAGGAGAGGGTATCATGTATAGCAAAACAGTAACAGTTTTCAACTATTACGAAAGCAAAACAACTGGAGATGCGTACTGGTATCCTCATGTTTTATCCGGCGTCGACCTCATTACGGACAAAGGAGCAATCCTTAAGAAGTACGGACCAGACGCAACAGACAACGCACAGTTACACGTACGCTATACCGCCCAGAATGGCGATATAACCATTACTGATAAAGACAGCAAGATTCTTCCATGGATGCCACCTAAAGAGTGGAAACAGCAGATTAACAACGCTCTGGAGGACACTATTACATTCTCGGATGAATCATTCTTCTGGGAGGGTGAGTGGATTGGCGGAACGGTAACCGATAGCGATTATCGGAATGGATTCTATCAGTACATGAATGAGAACAGAGATAACGTGTTTAAGATTACCAGTGTTGGCGGTCCGTATACGCTGATTCCACATTTTGAGATTCTGGGTAAGTAATATGAGTAAGATTCATCATTTCAAAGGATTCTCCATAGTCGATGGAGATATGAAAATCAAGCTGAATATGGACAGGTTTTCCAGACAGTATCAAGAAGCCCAGTATCTCCTTGACGGAATGGTTATGGACAGCATGGTTCCATTTATGCCAATGATTACCGGAAATTTTATCAATCGGACAAGAGTTGAGAGTACATCTTTGCAAGGAACTGGGAAAGTATGCGCGGCGGCGGCTCCTTATGGGCGTTTTCTGTACGAGGGGAAAGGAATGGTTGATGAAGCAACTGGAAGTCCCTACGCAAGACGTGGAGCAAAGAAAGTTCTTGTTAGTCAGTTTTCTGGTCAGACAGCCGCAAAGGAAAATCTTGAATACACCAAACAAATTCACCTACAGGCACAAGCAAAGTGGTTCGATGCCGCTAAACGACAATACGGTAGCACATGGATTCGCAAAGTAAAAGCACAGGCAGGAGGTGGCAGACATGGCGGATAAACCTATCGGAAAAGATGCAACCGGATACGAGATTCTGACAGATGCCATGAAAGCACTTCTGAACCAGTATCCGGGACTATATGAAAATGAAACAATCAAGTTTGAGGAACTTGGCAAGGAGTCCGGAATTGCGTTCTCGGCAGACAACGGGGCGCTGATCTATTCAGAAAAAGAAGATGTTTGCGGAACGATGCATCAGGTATGTCAGTACCCATTTTACGTGGTATATCGTACAGCATCTGACAAAGAAAGGCAGAAACTATCTGTTCAGAAGTTCCTTGACAATCTCGGTAAATGGATATGCCGGGAACCAGTTATTATAAATGGCTCTGAGACGCGTTTAAATGTGTTTCCAGAGCTTTCACAGGGGCGAGTGATAAAACGTATCACACGTGACAACTCCTATGGTTTAGAACCGCAGGAGAACGGCGTACAGGACTGGTTGCTTCCAATCACAGTAAAATACGAATATGACTGGGAAAAATGGTGATTACACCACTTAAATATAACAACTAACCGGCTATCAATTGGAGATAGTCGCTAACCTACACAGCCTTTAAGAGTTATAGGCAGAAAGGACATTTCTATGGCAGTTACAGGCAAAATTGACCGTAAATACATGGCTCATTATATTGACGCAGGTTCCCTCTGTGGAGGACTGACGCCGAAATATGAGCGTCTTGGAAAGGACCTGGAAGAGTATAACGTAGAACTCAATCCAGATACTGAAACATCTAAAAACATTCTTGGAGAATCCACATTTAAACACAACGGCTATGAAGTTTCTTCTGACGCTGATCCGTTCTATGCAGACACTACTTCTGATCTGTTTACAGCATTGCAGAAGATTGTAGATGGACGTCTCAAAGACGACAACCTCAAAACAAAAGCAGTTGAAGTTCATCTCTGGACAGAAGCCACGGCAGGCAAGTATGAAGCATACCAGCAGGACTGCTACGTTGTACCGACTTCCTATGGCGGCGATACATCCGGCTATCAGATTCCGTTTACTGTGAACTACGTTGGTGAGCGTGTAAAAGGAAAATTTGATATCAGTTCCGGTACATTCACAGCCGACAGTGAATAAACACATATACAAGGAGGACATGCTAAATGGCAAAAATAATTAACACCAAAATTGATGATGGAATTCTCATTTTTACATTCACAAATAACAAAGACGAAGTTTTTTCTTCTTTCAAACTGAATCCGACCGATATCAATGTAGCAGCACGTGCAGAGGAGCTGACAGAATATTTTGAACAATTCAAAGATTCTATTCAGAAAGTTACTTCCGGAAAAGAAATGGCAGAGTTAAATAAACAGCTCGAAGATAAGATCAACTATCTGCTTGGCTACGAAGCATCAAAAGACCTGTTTAAAGAACCAATTACCGCAACAACTGTATTCGGTAATGGCCAGGTATTTGCTTATATCGTTCTGGACAAGATCGCAGAAGCAATCGCACCGGAAATTGAAAAGAGAAAAAAGAAAATGCAGGCAGCAGTTAACAAGTATACGGAGAAATATGAAAAATGACCGCCTATGAGCTTCCCACCTCACTGAACATAAGTGGGGTGGATTTTTCTATCAGAACGGATTTTCGAGCAATCATTGATATTCTCATTGCGCAGAATGATCCAGAGTTAGACGAACAGGCAAAAGCAGTTGTTATGTTGCAGATTCTGTTCGAGGATTGGCAAAGCATACCCTCAGAACATCTTGTAGAAGCTTGTCGGAAAGCTTGCGAGTTTATTGACTGTGGTCAAGTTGACGATAGTCCGAATAAACCCAAACCTCGCTTGATGGACTGGAAACAAGACGGAGATATGATCGTTCCGGCTGTAAACAAGGTTGCTGGTAAAGAAATCAGAGCCGTTCCATACATGCACTGGTGGACGTTCTTTGGATACTTTATGGAATCCGGTGAATGCCTTTTTAATACAGTGGTTGGGATCCGTTCTAAAAAGGCGAAGGGCGAAAAGCTCGATAAATGGGAAAAGAAATTCTATCAAGAGAACAAGAACATTATTGATATAAAAACACGTCTCAGCGATGAGGAGCAAGCTTATAAAGATAAGCTGAATGAGATGTTGAACCTCAAATAGTTAGGAGGTGGACACATGGCTGCTGATGGCTCAATTATTATTGATACCAAGTTTGATACATCTGGAATTGATAATGGAGTATCAAGGATTAAACAGTCATTTAACAGCCTTGGTAGTGCTGTAAAAAAAATCGGTCTACTGATTGGTGGGGCTTTTGCAGTTGGTAAGTTAGTACAGTTTGGAAAAGAGTGCGTTGCCCTTGGTTCCGACCTCGCAGAAGTTCAGAATGTGGTCGATGTTACATTTACCACCATGTCGGATAAGGTCAATGAATTTGCAAAGAATTCAATGGTCTCAGCCGGACTGTCAGAGACAATGGCAAAAAGGTATGTTGGTACGTTCGGAGCAATGTCTAAGTCATTCGGATTCTCAGAGGCACAGGCTTATGATATGTCAACGGCTCTGACACAGCTTACTGGTGACGTAGCATCATTTTACAATATCAGTCAAGACTTGGCTTATATCAAGCTAAAATCAGTGTTTACGGGCGAAACAGAAACGCTCAAGGACCTCGGCGTGGTAATGACCCAGTCGGCACTTGACCAATACGCACTTGCAAACGGCTATGGCAAAACCACATCTGCCATGACCGAACAGGAGAAAGTTGCTCTCCGATTGGCTTTTGTGCAGAAACAGTTATCAGCCGCATCTGGAGACTTCATTCGTACTTCTGACAGCTGGGCGAACCAGGTGCGAGTGATGCAGTTGCAGTTGCAGTCCCTCAAGGCAACAGTCGGACAAGGGCTGATTAATATTTTTACACCTGTTCTGAAAGTAATCAATATTCTTCTCGGCAAACTGGCGACTCTGGCAAACGCATTTAAGTCATTCACGGAGCTTATTACTGGCAAGAAATCATCAGGTCAGACAGGTGGAAGCGGCGCAGGGCTTGCCGGAACAGATACAGTTGCAGATACGGCAGATCAGTATGGACAGGCAGCCGATAATGCAGAGAAACTGGCAGATGCCACAAACGATAATGCTAAGGCAACGAAAAAGGCAAATAAAGAAACAAAAAATTATCTTTCTTCATTGGACGAAATACACAAAGCTACCTCTACAGATAGTAGCTCTTCCATACCATCTTCATCTGGCGGGAGTGGTGGAGCGTCTGGAGGATTATCTGGTGCAGTAAGCAATGTGGATTACGGAAAACTTGCAGAAGGCGAAACGACTATTAAAAAAATGTCCAAGCCGCTTGATTCCATAATAAAGAAGTTTAAAAAATTAGCCAAATTGCTATCAAAAGGATTCTGGGATGGACTAGGCGATTACAAACCGATTTTTGATGATATTAAGGAAAATATTAACTCTATCGGGAAATCCTTGCAGAATATATTTACTGATCCAGAAGTAATTGGAGCGGCAAGTGATTTTTTAGATACATTTGCCTATTCCATTGGAAGAGTATCTGGATCTTTTTCGAGGATTGGAATAACAATTGCTCAAAATCTTATTGGAGGAATAGAAAAATTTCTAAAGCAAAACACCAGTAGAATAAAAACATATTTAATTGATATGTTTGATATTGGATCTGAGGTTGCTCAAATTGAAGGAAATTTTTCATCCGCTCTAGCAGAGGTATTTTCTGCATTTGGTGGAGAAATTGCGCAGCAGATAACAGCCAATATCATAGGGATATTCTCAAATATCTCAATGACTGCTATGGGATTATGTGCAAGACTTGGAAGAGATATGCTGAATATGATCGCACAGCCGTTCATTGATAATAAGGATATATTAAAAAGCGCAGTCGAAGGAACACTTGGGGTTATCGAAACAATAACCGATGGATTATCGACAGTTATTCAAAATCTTTCCGATTTAGTGACCGCATTATACGATGAGCATTTAAAACCTTTTTTTGATTCAATAGCTAATGGACTTTCAACCATTTTTGGAACTTTAATAGATGGATATAACACATATATTCTTCCAGTTCTGCAAGGTTTAGCTTCTAAGATAAAAGAGCTTATGGATGGGGAATTGGGAGAAATGTTTGTAAAAGTCCAAACTTTTCTCGGCAAATTAATAGATATCTTAAAAGAGCTTTGGGAAAATATTTTAGTTCCAATAATTAGCTGGATTGTATCAAATGCAATTCCAGTAATAGCAGACGTTGCAAATGTAATTGGCGACACTGTTATAGAGGCAATAAAATCCGTTATTAAAATTATTGGAGATGTATTAGATGTCCTGAGCGGAGTTATTGATTTTCTGAAAGGAGTTTTTACAGGCGATTGGGAACTAGCATGGAACGGAATCAAAGAAACTGCAAGAGGTACATGGAACCTTATAAAAGATATTATATCTGGAGCCTGGGAAGCTATTAATGGAATAGTAAAAACCGCATTAACAATAATAAAAAGTATCATTTCTCTTTCTTGGAACGCAATAAAAACAGTTACTGTTACAGTATGGAATGTTATAAAAACATGGCTGTCTAATACATGGGAAGCAATAAAAACTACAGTTTCGACAGTATTTGACGGAATAAAGTCTAAAATTACAAGAATTTGGGATTCCGTGTCAGAAAAAACGTCATCTATATGGGGAAAAATAAAAACGTTTGTTGACGGAAAAGTAAGTGCTATTCATGATGCAATCGTGGATAAATTTACAAGTGCCAGAGATACGGTCAGAAGGGCGTTTGAGGGTATACGTGATACCATCAAAGATATATTAAACAAGGTGATCGGAATTGCAAACAGCGCTATTGGAACTGTAAACAGTGCAATTGGCGGCATTGAATCAGCATTTACATTTGGACCGTGGAAGGTTCCAACTCCTTTTGGTTCGAGGACAATTGGATTTACAGCTAATTTCCCAAGAGTTCCTACAATTCCATATCTTGCAAAAGGTGCCGTTATCCCGCCAAGATCAGAGTTCCTTGCAGTGCTTGGAGATCAGAAGAATGGTCGCAACCTGGAAGCACCAGAAGAATTGTTAAGGCAGATTGTAAGGGAAGAAACTGGAGGACAGCAGTCTGGCGGAAGCTATAGATTTACCGCACAGCTCAACAGACGAACCATATTTGATGAGATGATTGACGAAGCAAAGTTAAGACGTGATGCAAGCGGTACAAATCCGTTTGAATTGGCATAGGGGGTGAGAATGTGGCATTTTCAATAAGTAAATCAATAACTGATAGATATAAAATAAATGGGCTTCTCATCCCTCAACCAGATGAGGATATGCAGTGTAACTTTGAGACCACCTATTCGGAGGGAAGTAATCGAACTCAAAAAGGAGTTGCGCTAATAACTCCGCTTTTTACAGTTATGCAATATAGCTATAAAGCCACCAATGTGCCGGTTGATGAGAAATCAACTAATCTGGTAAATGCAATTATTAAAGGAAAGCCGTTCATTTTACATCACTGGTTAGCACACAAAAATGAATGGCGTTCAGAAAAGTTTTACGTGGGAAAAATGAATTACAACATAAAACAAGTTGGGGAATACTATTCCGAAATATCATTTAATATGCAGGGGGTGAATCCACTTGATTAATGTATCAAATACTTTTAAAGAAAAATTGCAGGATGGCGAGCAAGTAATTGAAATCGTGGAGATCACCTTTGCTGACGGAACAACAAAGACACTTGAAAACGAGATTATGATCGGCAACAATGACTTTTCCGATTGTGCGGAGAGTAGTAGCTTCCCGGTCGGCGCTACAGTCTGCAAAACGATGAGACTTGAACTCGATAACACAGAGGATCAGTGGAAAGATTATAATTTCTATCAAGCTAAAGTGCATGCATATTTGAAGCTTCAGACTTCTGTTGCAGAATCAGCTAGTGAATCAATCTGGATGGATGATTTTTATGAGCCAATTCTCGATACTGATGGAAACAGCATAGTCCTTTCCAGAGCCGCCTCAGAAGACCGATACGAGACGATTGACAAGGGCGTCTATACAATTACCACGCCAGAGCAATACGGTGAAATATTGAGCTTTACGGCGATGGATGACATGTATAAAACCAATGCTAAATATTATAGTGCTCTGACGCTTCCACAGCCGATTATGGCGCTGGTAAGAGACGCTTGCGAGAGTTTGAATATCCCTATGGGGTTTTCCTCTATGGCACATGGAAATGTAATTGTCACAGCGCTCCCAGATAATATGACATTCCGCCAATTGATCGGTTGGGCGGCAATGTTGGAGACAGCAAACGCCAGGATTGACAATAGAGGGTATTTGCAATTTATTAAGTGGAATTTTGGAGCTGTCGAAAACGGCTCCTTGGTTCCACTTAAATTAGAGGATTACGTGAATAGCCCAACTCTTTCCAGTGATGATATTGTAATTACTGGTATCAGAGTAAAAAACAAAGAATCGGAATCCCTGTTTGGAACTGCTGGATATGTGTTGGAGTTAGAAAACAATCTTCTGTCTGACAGTGACCTCGGAACTGTGGCGGCATGGATTGGAGGTAATTTGGTCGGAGCTAAATTCCGAAATCTGCAAGGGGATTTGCTTTATAATCCTCTGTTAGAATTTGGTGATATGGCACGCAGTTTTGATCGAAACGGCAATGGATATCTTACACCAATCACTGATGTATCATCTCCGTTAAATGGCATTACCACTGTAAAAACGCAGGCAGATGATCCAATCCGAAATAGCAGCACATATATGTCGGAAGCTACAAAAGCACTAGTAGAAGCTAGACAACTTGTTAAGGATGAACGCACAGAGCGCGAAAAAGCCGTTGAAAGGCTAGCAAATACGCTTAAGGAGTCTGGCGGGCTTTATATGACAGAAGATCCACAGGACGACGGTAGTGTAATCTATTATATGCACAATAAGCCGACTCTGGAAGAATCAGATATTGTATGGAAACTCACGGCGGAAGCCATTGGAATTTCTACAGATGGTGGAAAAACCTATCCTTATGGATTTACTGTTACAGGAGAAATGATTACAAGACTGCTATACGCCGAGGGAATCAATGCAAGCTACATCAATGCCGGCGCGCTGATCGTGCGTGACACAAACGGAAAAATTATCTTTTCAGCCGATATTGATAATAACCAGATTGTAATTGACGGCGCATCCGTGCGAATCGGTGCATCACCTTTGGACGGACTGTTAAACAGTATGCAAGGTCAGATTGACGGAAATATCAATACCTGGACCGGGACTCCTGCACCTACACTTAGCAATTACCCGGCAAACGAGTGGCTAACTGATACAGAAATGAGTAAGCATGTAGGTGATCTGTATTATGATGGAGACAGCCATGCTTACAGATTCCGCAATGATGGAAAAGGGTATTACTGGGAAAGATTAAAAGATACGGACGTAACAAAAGCATTACAGGATTCTGAAGATGCATTGACAGCGGCTAAACAGGCGCAGGAAGCGGCGGCCCTTGCCAAGAACATGACCTTGCAGTTGAGTAACGAATACCAAGGTATTTCTGTTGATTCTGATGGAAATTACGGAACGTTTCCGAGCAACGTGAGTACACAGGCAGTCGTGATGTACGGAACACAGGATATTACATCTGATTGTAAATTTACAATTATTAAATCGGATAGCGTAACAGGATCCTGGAATAATGCGACCAAGGCATACACGGTAACAGCATTATCCGCTGATGACGGATGGGTAGATATTAAAGCAACATATATCAGTGTTCTATCAGTAGTTAAGAGATTTTCGCTGGCTAAAATTTATGCTGGGAAAAATGGTACAAATGGTGTTGACGGTCTCCAGGGGCCAAAAGGAGACCAAGGCATACCGGGACCACAAGGTGAACAAGGTATTCAAGGCCCACAAGGACCGAGAGGAGAACAAGGAATTCCTGGAACTCCCGGGGCGGATGGTAAAACGCCGTATTTGCATATTAAATATGCTCCGGTAGAAAATCCAACATCTGAACAGATGACAGAGACACCAGATATTTATATTGGTACTTACACAGATTATTTACAGGATAACAGCACGGATCCAGCTGCCTATACCTGGGCGAAATTTCGCGGGGATGATGGACGGCCCGGAAAGAATGGATATACCTGGATTAAATACGCTTCTATGCCAAACGGCGAAGATATGTCAGATAACCCAGATACTGTTCCATGGATTGATACAGATGGGAATACAATATGTGATACTGTAGGAAATCCAATCTATCTGGAGCCAGAATATGTTGCGTATATCGGAATTGCAAATAATAAGGAAACGCCAACGGAAAGTGATGATCCGGCTGATTATACATGGACCCGATACAAAGGTGAACAGGGCGATAAAGGAGAACAAGGTGTACCTGGCAGGACATATTTTATCGAGCTTTCATCTAATATCCTAAAACGAGGTCAGAATGACAAGGTTGTACCAAGTACAATTACGGCAAAAGCTTATTATCGAGATGGCGACAGTGCTACAAGAACGGCATATTCCGGTAGATGGTATGTGCAGACTTCCACGGATGGCTCTACATTTACAAACGTATTGGTTTCAACTGTAAATGAGCCGAGTAAAAGCTATACTGTTAGCTCACTGGATAGAAGCATTGTGTCTGTTAGATTTATCTTGTATGCAGCAGATGGAACTACAAATCAGCTGGATATGCAATCTGTCCCTGTAGTGATAGATGTGGACGCACTTACCCACGAAGAGATATTTGATCTTCTTACTAATAATGGCTCAATCAAAGGAATCTACAAAGAAGGCAATCAACTATATATTTCGTTCACTTACGCCAAGGGTGGTACATTAAAGCTCGGCGGTCCAAATAATGGATATGGCACTTTTGAGGTGTATGACGCTAGTGAAAATGTTATTTGCAAAATAAATAATACAGATGGATTTAAAAACATAAAAGGAAACGAATGGGCGCAGATAAAAGAATCTATATTTAGCGCAGGATTTGGAAATATAACTGATGGACTCCTTGATTTATCAGCACAATATGAAAATAAGAGAAATGTTGTTTTGCAATCAATAACCGGTGATTTGATTCTTAAAGTAGCGCAAAATTTTATGATAGAAGGGATGAAATCACTAACAGGTGGTAATCCAATGATGTTTAACCCATCATATTTGTATGTTGGATATTCCTCATCATCCTCCATTCGCTACAAAGTGCTTGGGAAATCCATCAAAGAAGACGAACTGGAAGACCTATACAGAATCAAAGTAATCTGGGCGAAATACAAAGACGGATATTTATCCGAGCAAGATGAGCGATACGGTAAAGAAATGCCGATGTTTATAGCCGAGGACATTGACCGAAGATTTCCATTAGCTGTCGATCATAATGAAAAAGGCAAGGCTGAGAACTGGAACTATCGTATTATGATTCCCTGTATGTTCGCAATGCTGAAAAATGAGCATGAAAAAGTTAAAAATCTACAATCCGAGCTTAATTCCGTGAAAGCGGAATTGAATGAATTAAAGCAACTTATCAAACAACATATTTCAACGGAGGTATAAGACTATGGCAAATAACATATGGAGTAATTACACAGAAAAAACAGCAACGCCAGTAGATGCAGATGAAGTAATGGTTCGTGATTCCACAGACGGAAAAAACAAAAGGCTTCTTTTTGGCGCTTTCTGGAAGTGGGTAGCTAAGAAATTAAACGAGGCTACCATTTCGGAATTGCAGACCAATAACAAGACAATCATCGGGGCAATCAATGCACTAAACACGAATTTAGGAAAAACTGCTCGTTTTTATGCTGTAAGTAATTTTAATGTACCTGGAAGTTCTGGCGATTATTACGGGCTTGCAATCGGTGGGACTGCATGGAACAACATTGCTGGAATACAGTATGTGAGCGCAACTGATTACAAACATTACTATACATTCCCCAAAGGCACATATTTAGTGAATATCAACCTTTTTGCAAATCTTGAAGCATCAACTTCGAACGTTCTGGGCGTGGCATTGAATATCGAAGTAGATGGTAAAATAATAGCGAATCCATGGTTTAGAATGATTGATTCATATCAGAGCATTTCTTATCCTGTTATCATCAATGGAAGTAAGCTAAAAGTCACCATGTACTCAGGAAAGACAATTGAAATTGTAAATAATGCCAATCTTTCATATGTTGATTTTATGAGATTGAATTAATCAGCATACAATACTCCAATAGTCACAGTTCTGTTGGTGCATGAGTCACCATTGAAATCAGTATATAGAGTTTGTTTTAGTTGAATTATTGTACAGCACTGGCTGTTACGTGTCCGAACTTGCAATAGTCACCACAGATACGTGGTGTGAAAGGAGAAAATATGGAAATTAAAGGTATTGACGTTTCGTCCTATCAAGGCAATCCAGATTGGCAAAAAGTATCGAATTCTGGAATTAAGTTTGCAATTTTGAGGATTCATCAGAAATCCGGCACTGATGCATCTTTTGAACACAACTACAAGGGCTGCAAATCCAACGGAATTCTTATCGGTGGATATAAGTACAGCTATGCTTTAACACCGGCACAGGCAATAGAAGAAGCAGAGGACGTAATTTCTGTTCTTGGTGGACGTGGACTTGACTTTCCAGTATTCTACGATCTGGAATGGGCACAGCAAAGAAGTCTCGGAAAACAGGCTATTGAGAATATTGCAGTAGCATTTCTGAACAGAATCAAGAAAGCCGGTTATAAGGTTGGAATTTATTGCAATCTTGATTGGTACAATAATGTCCTGTCAGATGCTCTGAAGCAGTATGACTGTTGGATTGCTCGTTATCCTGCCAACGACAATGGTTCTGTTCAAGAAAGATTACGTCCGACAGTCGGTGTAGGCTGGCAGTATTCCAGTAAAGGAAAAGTTCCAGGAATCAGCGGAAATGTTGATATGGATGTGTTCTACAAAGACTACAGAGATTCTAACCAGAAAGGAGAAACTAAAATGGTAAAAATCAGTAACTGCGGACATGATGAACGCGGAAGATATGCAGGTGGGAAAGCAGGAGATCAGACTGGTACAGAATATCAGATCATGAACTGGTACAGTAGACCGTGGCTCTGTGTCCTAAGATTCAATGACGCTAAAATCGCAGCCATGATCGCAGACATGGCGACAAAAGCGGCACAGAACAATCTTATTGGGTACGATCAGGGTACTTCCGGAAACAGCAATGACCGGTATTCATTCTGGCAGCACTTAAAGGCAAGTAACTACGATCCGGCGCAGATCACGGTAGCTTGTGAATCTGATTGCAGCGCAAGTACAGCAGCTATTGTCAAAGGGGCTGGGTATCGCTTAAATAATGCAAGGCTCAAAGCGGTCAGCATCTATCTGACGACACGGAACATGAGAGCTGCAATGAAGATTGCCGGTGCGAAAGTACTGACGGATAGAAAGTATCTGACATCCGGTGACTATCTAAAGGCAGGAGATATCCTCCTGAATGATAACCACCACGTGGCTATCGCTGTTACCACTGGCGCAAAAGCAAGTATGCTTTCAACGCCAACTATTCTGTCTAAAACTCCGAAGTGGGTGGGAAAGGTAACTGCAAATACACTTAATGTCCGCACATGGGCAGGAACAGAGTATGCACAGCTTAAAAGCTATCCTACACTTGCAAAAGGCAATTTAGTTGATGTATGCGATACCATTAAAGCCAAAGATGGAGCATCTTGGTACTATATCCGCATTGCCGGAAAATATTTTGGATTTGTTTCTGCAAAATATGTTAAGAAGCAGTAAAAATATCCCGGGGAATTAACCCCGGGAATTTCTTTTATTTAATTGCTGATAACATCAATGCGCCAGTTC